ACGCGCAGCTCGAGGCGGACATACTCGCCGACATGGCGCGGCGCCTTGCGAAACTCGGAAAGATAACCGAGGCGACACGCTGGCAAGCGGCCATGTTAGCCGAAACCGGCGCGCTTAAAAAAGACGTCGCCCGCATTATCAAAAAATACGACCCGAAAATACAGCGCGAAATAAAAGCGATTTATAACGACGCCATGATTAAAAACGCGCGCACAAATAACCGCATATTCGAGGACGCGCTCGGCCACGGCGTAAGCGATATAAACGCGCAGGCTATGCTCGCGGGAATACAGAAAACACACTCCGACTTATCGCGCCTCACAATGACAACCGCATACACGACCGAGCAGCAATTCGTACAACAGGCAAACGCCGCATATATGCAAGTAGTAAGCGGAGCGTTTGATTATGACCGCGCCATGAAAAGCGCTTGCGACACGCTCGCCGAGCAGGGCGTCGGCTCGGTATACTACCGCAACGGGCGCCCCGTACATTTGAGCATAGAGGCCGCCGTCCGCATGAACGTATTAACCGGCGTAAATCAGACCGCCAGCGCGGCAACTATGAGCGATTGCGAGGAGCTGGGCTGCGACCTCGTGGAAACGTCCGCACACATAGGCGCGCGCCCGAGCCATGAGGCTTGGCAGGGAAAAATATTTTCGTTGTCGGGATCAAGTGAAAAATACCCGCCGTTTAGCGTTTGCGGGCTCGGCACAATCGACGGCATTTGCGGTATAAATTGCCGACATTCATATTATCCGTATTTTGAGGGCACAGAGCGCCACTACACAACAGACGACCTCGACGAAATGGCAAAGCAGACCGTAACGTATGACGGTAAGGAAATGACACGCTACGACGCCGAGGAAAAGCTGCGCAGCATGGAGCGCAACGTCCGCAAGTACAAGCGGCGCGCAATCGTGCAGGACGCGGCGGGAATTGACAACACCGCAGCACGCGCAAAAATTGGCGAGTGGCAACAGAGGGCGCGCGACTTCACAAAGCAGACCGGCATAGCACGCGACACGGCGCGCGAGTTTGTGGGAACGATAGACGGCAAGCAGCCGCGGGCGCTCAACCCGTCGGCCGTAGACATCGATAAAAATAGCAAACTCGCGCACGAAATAAAGCGGCTCGATAATTCACGCTCGAAAAAAATAGCGGGCATTACTCCGGGCGCGGCTATGGACTTCGACAAGGCCGACCACTTGCGGCCAAATCCGAACTTTAACAAGGGCGGCGGCTACCGTACAAACTGCCAAAGCTGCGTAGTTACATACGAAATGCGCCGCAGGGGTTACAACGTGCAGACGCTCCCGAATAGTTCGGGCTCCATGCTTAAAGTATTATCGCGCGACACCTCGCTCGCGTGGGTAGACCGCACAACCGGCAAACCGCCGGCATACATTATCCCGGGGCAGCCGACAGTAAAAAAGACTTTTGAATATTTGCAAAATGAGTTAAAATCTAATAACCGCTACACGATAGAGTTTGCATGGAAAGGACGCGGGGCGCACATTGTACACATATACAAGCGCGGCGACGTGCTCCACATCTACGACCCACAATGCGGCGAGTTATACAAGGGGCTCGACGTGCTGGACTACTTGAAACGCGTTAGACCCTCGACCGTGCAGCTTATGGACGTTGAGGCGTGCGACGTAAACTTAAACGTATTAAATAAAATTATGGAGCCGACAAAATGACAATAGAGCAATTCGCGCAGGAGCAAGGGCTCCCGAAAATTACCCGCTACACTCTCGAGAACGGCGTACACGTTTACCGCTTGCACGACGGCGACGAGGACGCGTGCGTCGGCTTGCCCGTGTACGCGCTGGAAACCGCGGACGGCTGGCGGCTTGCCTCGGCCGACGAAACGTTTGTAATTATGGACGCCCTAGACGGCGACGACGAATAGAGCGACGCATTTACCAAGAGTAAAACGCGTTAGGGGGACGGATAACAACCGCCGCCCCTTTTTTATTTAACCTCAAAAAATGACTATATACGCATGAGTAGAATTATTGATGACAAGTTATACGCGCAGCTTGTCAAGATTTTAGCGCAGGACGAGAAAGTAGCAACTTTTCAGCAGCTTATACTCGCCCCGAAAGCAGAGCCGGCAGAAACCGCGCCGGCAGACAATACCACAGTAAGCGAGGTTAAATAATGGCATATTCACGAGTAACACCACGCGCCCGCCAAGGCACAACGGGCATTAACGTAGAGGCCGACGTCGCAGCAGGCGCCGGCGTTTGGATCAACCCGCCCGACAGAGTAGCGGCCGTTACAATCGCCGTACACATACCAGCGGGCGAAACCGCTAGTTTTACGATTGAAACTTGCTGCAATCGCCCGGAAATAATCGGCGAGGACGGCACCGGCGGCTATTGGGATAACGTTTACGGCGATAACGTAACCCTCACAGAAAATACAACGGTTATGATTGCGAACGCCGTAACGGGTATACGCGTAAATTGTCTTACAGCAGAAAGCAGCATTAACGTTGCATTTTGCGGATAATGGGGGCTAACTATGAGTAGATACGACGGGCTTATAATTCCCCGCTCATATAGCGAGTATATTAACAAAACCGACGCGGCGACCTTACAGCAGGCGCTGCAATTATCCGGCGTATTATCCGGCACAGTAGCCGCCGGAGATAATAAGGCGGTAAAGAGTAGCGCGGTAAACGAGGTTGTTAAAAACGTTCCTAAACAAATAGGCGAATTTCACTACCAAGCCAGCAATACTATACGTTATTTTAAAATAAGCGGCTATCAAAACGTAATAAATAACAACACCGCAACAATGGCGATATTATCAATATTTGTTAGATATACGCACGCAATTAAACTTTTTACAATAGGTTATCCGACGGCACCAAATAATTGCGTAAGGGCTATAGTAGAGTGTTCAAACTTGCCAAACAATATGAATTTAGAAATTAAATACGATATTAGTACCGGGCTATTTAATATATATGTAAAATTAACACCCGCGAATTATGCGTTAGGTATTGTGTTCGAATTAGGGAGTAGAACGCAATCGGGGAACAATATAACAGTAGCAGAGGCAACCGAAACAGAATATAATAGCGCGGCTTACTCGGTAGACTTAACACAAGCTCAAGCAACAAGAGAATTTGTGGAGGAAGAAAGGTAGAAACATGGAAACAAAAACAAACCACGCATTAATATTTACAATCCTCGTAACACTCGCCGGCTGGGGCGTAACGTTCGGTGTTTGCAAAAACAAAATTGACACCAACGCCCGCGACATTCTGCGGGTAGAAAGCCAGCACGAAAAAGACATGAAGAAAATTAACGAGCGGCAGGACGGGAGCGAGGCGTTGTTACAGTCTATCAACGCGCAGCTTATAGAACTTAATACAAAAATGACTTTATTGTTAAAAGGCGACCTTAGAACGGGGGTAAATAATTAATGCAGATTATACACGACTTTTTAACAATCAACGAATACAGCAGACCCGGACGGAAATTAAAGGAAGTGCTCGGCGTCGTTTTACATTGGACGGCTAACCCGTCCGCAAATGCAAAAGAAAACCGCGATTTTTTCGAGAATAAGAAAACCGGCAACGGCGGCTATGCGAGCGCGCATTACATCATAGACCAAAACGGAATTATTGTGGCTGCCGTACCCGAGTACGAGGTAGCATACCACACCGGCAGCAGCCAGCGCGACCCGGTAAGTAATAAGTTTTACACCGACGACGCGCGCCGACGGTTTGGAAAATACGCGAGCGAAAACAATAGCCCGAATAATTGTACAATCGGCGTGGAACTCTGCCCGATTGACGCAGCAGGCAACTTCTCGGACGCGACAATCCGCGCCGCCGTGGAACTCTGCGCCGACATTCTCACACGCTATAACTTGCCGGTAACGGCACTCACTACACACCATAACGTCGTAGGCTGGAAAGATTGTCCGAAACTATGGACAGAAAAACCGGCGCTATTCGACGCTTTTTGCTACTCGGTAGCAGAGAAAAAACAACGGGGGTAAATATGGCAGACGAGCCACAGACAGAAAACAAGGGCGTAAAGGCAAAGGGCGCGAGCCTATGGGGACAGATTGCGGCCGCTATATGGATTGGCGGCTGGAATACCGCGCAATTTATTAAAGACATAGCAGGCGGCGTACATATTGACGGGCGCGACATTATCGTAAGCGGGCTCGCGATTGCGGCGTGTTTTACTCCCGTTTACTTTAATCTCATTATGGATAAAGTACGCGAGATCAAGTTAGGGGGCAATTAATGCACTACGTTATTATTGTCTTAATTGCGATAGCGGCTATTTTATTCGGCGTCGGCTCGGCGTGGGTAGCGGCTAAAGAACACAAGGAACGCAAGGAAACCGAAAAAAAATTAAACGAGGCTTACGAACATGAAACAAAAGCGGCAAAAATTATTGACGAGGCGAACGCGACAAAACAGGACGCTATTAGCGGCGATATTGATA